TTTTTGCCGCCCAGGATATGGTACTCCTGGGTATTATTAAACGCTAGATTATGGCACTAGCGCGATTTGGGTTACATCCACCCAGACCTAACCGTGAAAGACTAAGCAGCAGGAACAGGTTCCAGCTGTTGGGCCCGCAAAGGGCCTAAACTTTGATTGAAGGGAGTGATGACGATATCAACGACGGAATTTACTGAAGGAGGTAAATTCCATCCTGAATCGGCTACAAAGTTAAGTTTCATTGGGACTTGAGTCGCCAAATTTGGACGAATTATGAAATGATATCCAAAATTAAGTGTGCCTGTCGCACCAATAGCATTGGCCACTATTTGCTGACCAAACGGATTAGCCGTTGTAACAGCAAATGTGCCATTTTGGATATCTAGTCCGGTGTGAGTAATGTTCACACTATTTGTAGCCCCAACTATTGGGGTCAAAATCGGACCGCTACCTTGGTAGCTAACGCTAACTAAATAACTGCCAGTTACTATATCATCAAATGCAATAGAAGTAGTTAAAGAACCAACTGTAACTACCGTAGTAGTTACAGTGATTCCAATATTATCAAAACGAATCAAATGACTATCACCTAATGGATATGAATCACTATAACGCGCTGCTGGTACAGATCCATAAAAAGTACCCATAAACATGGGGGTAACAAGAGTGCCAGAATCCCCAAGTTTGGGTTTTATCAGTATCAAGTCATAAGAGACCCACAATTGGCCAATAACACTGGTAGATTGACTGCCAAAAGTGGCAACATTAATCTGTCCCAAGTCATAAAGGCGTAAATCACCAGAAGTAACTGCACCTTGTCTAACATACAAGGGCAAACTTGGTGTTTGTGATGGGTCACATTCTACAGCATGAATTAAATTTTCGCTAGGTTTGCAAGAAGTAGCGAACTGGTAGTTTAAAAGTTGTTGCAAATTTGAAAACGGAGGAGATAAACTATTATATTGTGTGGCTATTGCTACTGTGCCCATGGCAACATTTGTGCCACTAACAAGGGACGTAGCAGACGTACTAATATAGTCAACCGTCATGCCCACAATTTTATACTGCTCGAACTGACCAGCTACAGAAGCCAGCCAAGGAAATGTTCTTTCGAGACCAGGGTTTATATCATAAACATTATTTGCATACACAGTAGATGAGTGTATATCAGCCAAGTACTCTCGATGTCGGACACGGAAAACATCTTTCCCTGACCCCATCATTGGTACTTGCTCTGCTCCATCTACAAAATAGGAATGAGGATCAACAAGAGTGTTGTGTACAATTTCATAATCACCTGATCCAAATATATGTGAAAAAGGTTGCATATAAGGTGCCAGAGCATTCTGTGCAAAACCACCAAGAGTGGCTCCAATACGTTCGCCCATATTCATTCTCGGTTTACGAGGTGGGCGAGCTCGAGCTCTACGTCTTGGTTGTTTTCTATTAACAGCAGCTGGCCGTCTGTTCTTGTTTGCTAATTTTGCTTTCTTATTTCGGTTTACCATACAGGATTTTGTATGGCCACACTTACGCCGCGGTTGTGAAGCCGTATTCGAGAGTTCGGCCGTAGGGTGTTTCTACGCGTTACACATTTTTTCCATCACTAGGTGGTGCCAAAAAGATGGACCCCCTTTAGTTGACTCCAAATGACAAGACAAAAATGCTTCAAAGCCCGATAGCTCCAGAGCACTAATGCCATAATAATCACAAAACCATTGTTCTACCAATGGTGAAACCAAACTCGATGTAGGATAATTTTGACTACTAACAAAAGTTTGTTCTCTATCGGATGCTAAACCACCACGATAATATGCTGACAATACCCGAGTAACGGGTAACAAGTGTGTGGTACCCATACCACTCACATTGCCACTGAGTCTATCAATACAAGCCTGAAAATTTTCTTTTACATGTTTAACCGTCAGGCCAAACTTAGAAAGAATACGAACTGGATCTGGAGCCAAAACATATGTTTCGATATTATCCCTTATTACTGGGACAAAAAGAGAAGAACAATACGTTGGTTTTGATCCTGAGGCTTTAAGCTTGGGCACAAGGCCCAATCTAACTATTGACGTCTCAATGACCTCCATAAATAGAGGCAAATTGTCAACTCCTTTAATTGCGATTAAATTGTCATCACCAAGGCCAAGCATGCTGTATTCTACATGACATTTGGTCTTCATAATGTACTGTTGGATGGCCCAAGCATGAGCCACGAAATTAATGTGTGTGTTCCCAATGGAAGTGTTCTGGTCACCACTCTTACGAGTGTAGTTGACTTTATACTTATGATAGCTACCTGTTCCGCGCGTTGATTTCTGAGCATCAAGCATGCGGAGCGCTTCATAAGGTAAATTATACAATTTGTATAATTCCATCTCAGTGTTATGAGCACCAAGACCCTGACTGGCATCATATTCTGAGAAATCATCCTCCAAAAATATGAAACCATTTCCTTTATGATAGTTGTACCAATCACCTATTCTATCACCATCAGCCCCACTAGTGTAGCAAAACTTAGGCCAAACTCCTTCTGATCTCTCAATGAATGGTTTAGCATAAGACTTGCTCACGGCATTTATGGCAGGGCCAAGCAAAACATTTTGTTCTGCTATTTTCCTGCCTTGTATGCCTCTTGGGGCCTTTGTATTCAAAAACCCACCTTTAGGGGGTAATTGAACCTCTTGTTTTATAAAGAAAGTAACTTTATCTAAGTCATGCAGATCAGACCCAGCAGCATATTTCTTTTGTTTCACAGGAGGTTGTCTAGAAATCCAACCTTTTTCTGTCTGAATAGAAAACCCTGTTAACAACAGTTTTGGGTCTAATAAGGTCCAAAAAAATTGTGATGCTTCATCCCACAATTTTGTGTTAAGAGCTCCATCAGGAGCGGTCTTCAAATGTCTACCCAAGAGCGAAATCCTCTCATTCTCGGGTGACTTATCAAAGGCAGAAGGTAATACTCCCAAAAACACTGGTCCTATGTGTTGTATCATTGTAGGTTTTCGATTCTTAGCATTAAACTTAACAGGATATGCTTCAAATTTACACCCAGCAGGGGGTTCATTTGGAATTAGTTTAATGCTAGTCAATGTGGGATAGGTTGTAGGTAATACACTAGTCTTACTACTAATGTAGGAGCCATAACTGGGAAAACTTAGACGAAGATTTAATAACTGATCACTACCAAAACATTTTATGGCATGGTCTCGCATTTGTCCATACGAACAAGTACTAATGTCTTGTCTAGTCCCAACTTTATAAATGGCCCCTTTAATGGTGGTTGTTTTAACTTTAGACTCAGCAACTGGTAACTCCAACAAATCCTTATGTGAAGTTATACAGTTCTGAACTCTAGGAATTTCATCAGGAACCCAAAAATCCAAAAATTCGGATTCTGAGTCATCAACCGACGTGACGGTATCAACCGTCTGAACATTCTTAACAGCAACATGCTGTTCTTCAATAATGGGCAACCAGGTTTCGGTATAAACCAAAGGTTTTCCGGTTGTCATCCACTCCTGGTGATAAACAAGACCATCCAATAACACCGATGTTGTTAGAATGGCCTCATCATTGGGAAGATAATCTGGTATAGACAACAAACCGTCTACACAAACCACACCACTTGGGTCCCAAAGCACATCAATAATAGTGCTAACCGATGGCATGGATG